GGGGACTTAGTTCATGCTGTAGAACTTACAGCGTCCAACTGTTGTCGATAGTTGGCTTCGCAAGAGGCCAGATACGATAACTTATAAAGTTATGTGGCGTCCTGTCTTAGAAGAGTTTGTTGAAGATGAGAGTCGGTGGTACTTACCGTTGCGAGAGTTTAACTCCGCTCCGATGTACACCCCTCCTGGGATATTGAAGACCCTAGCGCGCTATCGTAGCCGCTATGGGGCGATGTATTCTGAAACAAATGGCAAACTCCAGTCGATGAACAACTGTCGGAATTACCAATTCTGGCTGTCCGTCTCAAAACCCTGGATTGAAGGCTTGCATGGGTGGTATAATGCCACACATGTTAGTCCGAACCCAGGGAAGTGGTTGGCTACTCCTCTACCTCTTCCTGAGGTTTGGGAGTATCAGTACACTGTCGGAGGTTCGTTGACGTCCCCTAAGGCAACCTTCGGGGGTTGGAACGCCCCTACCCAGGGGTTACCAACACTCGCTTCGTCAGTTCCTATGTCCAGCGGGGAATATACTATGTTCCCTACAATGTCTGGATCGGACTGGAATCTGCTGGTTCAGGCTAGCCTTGCGGCTATGCTTCCCGGCATAAAGAACAGTCTCTCACTTCCTAACGCTCTGTTTGAGCTGAAGGATTTCAAGACTGTCACGAAGACGTTTGGTCGAATCAATACTTCCTTAGACGCGTTAAAACGTTTAGGGGGGATATGGAACGAGGTCTTCAAAGCCCGAACGGCCGCGAAGTCCCTCAAGACCATTCTTAAGGGTGTAGCAGACAGTTACTTGCAAGCAAGTTTTAACCTGCTACCACTACTGAATGACATTGCTGCCCTTAGGGGTAGTCTCGTCAACCTGCGCCGTGAGCTGGAAGCTCTTAGGCAACGGGCGTTCGTACCACAGCGCCGCCATTTCAGGCGGTCTTTGGCAAGTATATACCCGGATGAACCGAATAACGTCTTGGCGGGTACTTTTCCCAGTTTCTGGGTGAATACATCTCCAAGCGCAAGTAGGTCCACAAGGTATAACGAACGTATGTTTACTGCGACTATAGAGTACTGGTATAAGCTACCAGCTCTGTCCGACTGCGACTTTGCAGTCAGAGCGTTACTGGATCGTTTGGGGGTTAATTTAAACCCTCAGATTATCTGGAATGCGCTTCCATGGTCGTTTGTCATTGACTGGATCTTCGGCGTAAGCCGATGGCTCGGTCAGTTTCAGACGAAGTTGTTGGAACCAGTAGTCCACATAAACGGGTTCTGCTGTAGTGTCAAAGTTCAACGGGTCGTCACGACCTCAATGAGCATTGGCACGTATGCAGGACCAGTGTCTTCATTCACCGAAGAGGCCTATGAAAGAAAAGTAGGCCTTCAGTGGGATGAGGTTACTAGCTCGATTAGTTCGAGCGGGCTGAGCTTGAAAGAGTTCAGCCTGTCGGCGGCGCTCCTGTTATCCAGGGGGCGCTAACCGACTAAGCAACGTCATGATCCGGGACAAAATCCGGTCGTGGTGCGCGTAATGCCATCACCCCCATTCACCGGCTGAAAGGCCGCGGGGATAAAGAACAAGTCAACATGATAGCTGACTCATTAGTCACGAACGAAGTTAAGAATGCTGCAGGAACCGAAGTTGAATTCGTGTTTCTGGAGTTGTTGCCCGGGAGTGGTAAGGTTTGGAAAGCCTCGGGTGAGGCCCCAAATCTTAAGCACCGCTTTAGCATCAGGCACAGCCTGGTGTCGAGCGGTGTGGACGAGCGACGTCGATCGGCGCTGCAGTTCCGCAAGGAAGCTGCCGGCGTCTCCGGTGTCGAGCGAGCCCACGTTATTACTGTAACGGTTGATTGTCCCATTGGGGACATTGCTGATTACACAGTTACCAAGGACTTGATGGCAGAAGTGTTGTCGTTCTGCGCCTCTTTAGGTGCGTCAACGACTATTCTGTACGATTGTACTGGTAACGGCGCGGCGGCATTGGTCAATGGCACCCTGTGATAGGGTGTCTGTACCAAGTCTATGCTACTACCCATACTAACAAAGATACTGGCCTCTGAAGGCCGGCCTCTTGTGAAGTACGTGATTCGGAAGCTAGTTGCTTCCCTTAAGAGAAGGCGTGAGAGGAAACTCTTACGGCGACTCTCGCGTGCTGAACGCCGCACCAAGATGGGGCGGATGTAATTGGATATGCCATTTGCCTGTTCCCGGGTCGCGACTCTCGTTAACCACCGTGCACCGGAAGGTGCATCGCGGGGTACGTAGGTCGTCCGGGGGCGGGTATCTAAGGCGTGGGGCGCTTGCGCCTCAGTAGTATTCGTGACGAAATCACTGGTGTGCGTCGTGTTGGCTGTGGATTGGTAACCATGAAAGGTCCAAATAACAGCCACGATCAGTATAAACAGATCAGCGCCGCATTGCTAAGTGACGTCCAAACGTTGCTGAGTGATGTATTCACACAGTCTGAACTCGCTCGAGACCTTGGAACCGTCTCGAGACGTTTATCAGAGGAAGGATTGGGATTCTTAACAGTCTCCCTCCCGAAGCTCGGTAAGTGGCTTGACAAGTCACTTGCCGACGGACGTATAACCGAATCACCGATGACTGTAGGCTTTTCGCCTGCATCTGACGTGCTCTACCCCAAATTCCTTGGGGCATTGTTTGGTTGTGTGTTTGACAAGTCGGGATCGGTCCTTACCGATACTCACGCAGTTAAATGCGTCAGGCACTTACGGCAGTACCTCTACTTGTTCTACAAGTTGGAGCTGCCTTTTGCCCCTGAAATCGAACGAGAAGTTCTGATTCAGTTCGAAAAGACTGATGAGGAGCTCCGTTACTGGAACAACATCTTTGCCGAAGTAGGCAAGATGTTCGATCATACCTATACCATACGTGCTGAGCAACGTCGATTAGAAATCGCGCTTGCTGACGCATGTCGTTTACAGGACTTATTCCTGCGCATGATGGACAAGGCTACATTCGATATCTGGCTGCTTACACGCAGTTACGACAAAGATGTGGATTGTTCAGATGCGGCATCTACATCCCGACCGAGAAGGTCTGTTGGGATGGATGTTGATAAACAAGTCCTCAATTTGAGGACTGAGTTAACTGATATTGCGAAGAAGATAGCTTCTTTGCGAGGTCAGTTGAGGCGGCCTTCGGGACCGAAGAAGGGATCGGCAACCGATGTGGTGACACACGGACGAGGGAATTGGCAGGCGGCTGTTGATTCTATTGACGCCCTTCAGTCGAAGCCGAAAGGCTTTGCTAGAGAGGCCGAAAGGTTTTCTCGAGCCATTCGGATAAAAACGAGTGGTACCCTTTAGACAGGACCCGCTGAAGGGGGCGAATGGTTTGACGCAAGTTGAACCGACGTTGTCGGATCGTAACCGAAGGTGGAGGAAAAGCCACCAGAACAAAAACCTAACGGCACCGCGTTCGAAAGGATGCGAGAATTGCGAAAGC